AGTTCAGCTTCTGCCACTTCGCGTAGCTCCCTCTCCACGATCAGGTTCGCCTCCGCCGTCTCCTTAGCCGCGCGCTCGCTCTCCAGCGCCGCTACCAGCGCCGCCGGGTTGGCCTCCTGCGTGGCCGGGTCGATGCCGTGGGCGCGCTCCATCGTCACGACCAGCGCGTTCATGAGCGAGCCCAGCTTCTCAGCCACCTCGTCTACGGTGGCGTTCCGCTGCAGGCTGCGGTACCAGCCAAGCGCCCGCTGCGCCCGAGCGACCCAAGCCGTGTCTACGCCCAACAGGGCTTCGACCTCCTTGCTCTCGGCCACGTCAGTTCACCTCCCTCAGCAGGGCCAGTTCCCGGCGCAACTCCTCGATCTCTTGCTGCCGCGCTTCGACGGCCATCTCCAGATGGGCCATCCTCGTGTCCAGAACGCTCGTGCGAATCCCAAGCTGCCAGATCGCTCCGTTATGCAGCCGCTGGAGCTGCGTGATGCAGACCAGGCCGCCTTCACTGCGTGGAGCCCCCAGGATGCCCGCCTTGACCAGGTCGTCCTCCCGGTACTTGACGTACTCGTCCCACTGGCTGCGGATCAGCCGGTCGCTGTTCCCGGCCAGGTCGAAGGCACGGACAAGCTGCACATCGTCCACAGGATTGCCGTCTTCGTCTGAGTCGTAGACCGTCACGTCGGAGCCATTCGCGAATAGGTCTCCGTCGGCATCCACAATGAATTGAGTAGTGCCATCGTTGAGCCGTACGGCGAAGAGGTTGGCATTGGTGCCTGGATTGGTAACACTTGTGCCTGACTTAGTACCGCAATACACCTCAAAAGCGGCGTTTCCTGCAGCCGTGTGAGTGACATCCTCTGTAGTGGCCATGGTGTACACGACCGCAGCGCGGGTCGCTTCGGTGAGTACTCGCAGTTGCATGCCACCTTCCAGGGGAGACGCCTTGCGAAGCGCGAAGTAGTTGGCTGTTTCTTCTAGTGTAGTCATTCCATGCGCCACGTCTGTGCTTGAGAGAATCAGCGCATCGTCATCATTCGGCCCCTGCGCGATCAGCATGCTCGGCCCGGCGGCGTTGGCCGAGGCGGTGGCGGTGCCCACCAGGAGCTGGCCGGCGTTGGTGAGGGTCAGGGCTTGCGTCCAGGTGATGTCGGTGCCGGCGGTGCCAGATGCCGCTACACGCCAGTTATGCGTGCCATCCAGCATGTAGTAGTTAGCTGCCTCGTCTGTGCTGATGTATTTCCACGAAGCGTCGGTGTCGTAGTTGGCGTTCAGTGAGATAATGCACAGGTTACCGGCAGTGGTAGCCGTCAACCCGGTCATGGTAGCGTTGCCGCCAAGTTGAAACGCGGTGTATGCGGCATGCCACCCACTCGGCACCACCCCGATGCCGACGTTGCCGGAAGAGTTGATGATCACACGATCTGCTGCCGCCGTGCCCAGAACCATGGCATCCGTGGTGTGCCTGTAGTCGACGAACCCGCGATAAGTTGCCGCACCACCGGCGTCACCGAAAGCAAGTCGGCCTGTGCCCGTGGCGGCAGTGAAGATGGTCACACCCTCGCTACCAACTCCACCACCGAGAATGGCGCGGTTGGCAGACGCATCGAAGTCAGCGGGGTTGTAGTAGCCGAGTCCGAGCGTGCCCGCCACGTTCAGGGTAGCAGCCAGGCCGGTGAAGACGTTGATCCCCACCAGGCCGGCGGCGTCCACCTGCACCGTCGGGTTCGGGCTCCCATCGCTGGCGCTCAGCTCACTGTGCCGGTGCAGCGCGTCGGCCATGCTGTCGTCGCGCAGCGTGTTCAAGTTGGCCATGCTCCCGGTGTAGGCCACGGACCCGAGCTGCCAGTTGGTGGCGGTGCCGACGTTGAGGATGCCGCTGGCCGTTAGGGTCCCCGAGAACGTCCCGGGCCCAGTGACGTCCAGTAGCCCAGTGGTTACATCCAGGTGGGCTGTGCCGCTGTTGAGTGTCAAGATGTTGTTACCGCTAGTGTCGATGGTCCCAACAGAGTCGAACGACAGCGTTGTCGCGTTGCTGCTAATCGTGCTAGCCGTTGCATTAAGCGTCGCCAAAGTCGCCGTGGTAAATGTCGCCGCAGCCGCGCTGGCCCCGCCAATGGTCACCCCATCCAGCGTGCCTCCATTGACATCCACTGTCGTCACAGCACCTAAGTTAGCCCAGGTGCCTGTGATAGTCACGGCATTGGCCAGGGTCCAAGCGCTGGGGTTGATGGTGAACGCATCCCCCGTAGCGTTGCCAATCGTAGTTCCACCTTGAAAGGAAACGTCCCCTCCGACTGTAAGCGTGCTATCCAACTGCACTGCACCGTCGTCTACCCACAGAGAGTAATTCCCCGTTCCACCCTCTGTTGGTGCCCCAGCAACATACACCGTCGCTGCGTCAGTCACCGTTCCCGTCGCAGTGATATTCGGCTCATCAAACCGAGCCGTGGCCACCAACGCTGTCGTTCCCGCTGGGACTGTCTGGGCACCAGCAGGACGAAAGTATGCTATGTAAGTACTCGTTGCGGCTGTGTGAGTCCTCGTTGGGGCATAGACGTCCAAGTATGTGTCTATCTTCCCAACAGTCACCCCTGCGGTCACTGTATCCGCGACGTCCGTGCTCAGCCGGATATAAGCATTCACTGCTCCAGCCGTCGCAGCTTCCATAAGAACGTCAAAGTAACTCCGGTCTCCCTGCGTCCCCCCTGCGTCATCCGCGTAGAACGTCACCCGCATTCCATCACTTGCAGCTGCGGTTCCACTCCCTGGATTCAGACCGATCTTCAGCCCCTCTCGGACGCCACCACCTCCTGCCCCCGTGTTCTCCAGAGTTTTCAGACCAGTGACGGTCTGCGCTAGACTCATCCCTACGATCCCCGTAGAGGACGACGTGTCTACGTTCCCCTCCTCAATATTCTTCGCCTCCAGAAAACTCAGGATGTTGTTTGTCCAGTCTCTAACCTGCTCCGCGTCCATGTCGTCGCCTGGGTCCGGCAATGAAACCGCTGGGCGTGTAACCGTGGCTACCATGTTCTCATCTCCGTAACATTGTGGTACAGAGTTTATTCACCCATCCCCTCTAAGGGGGCGAATTCAACTTGATATCCTTCAATCGCTGCAGGGAAGTTCGAGTACCATTCCGGCTCAATGGTTGTGCAAACTCGGTTGATATATGTGTCCAACGGCCGAACCCCTGAGCCTGGCCACTTAAGACCGCTATTCCACTTTAGACCCGTGTTCCATTGGTAGCTTGCCCGCAAACCCAGCACGGCCCGCACTGGAGTCTGCTGCCCCTCGTCGATATTGCACTGAAACGTCACTTCCTGGCTTCCTGTCCGCTTTCTATAGATAGTCTTTACGTTGACTACCAGCTTTTCTATTCCGGGAAGGCCCAGATCATTTGGAGCCATCTTGATTCGCCAGCTATACGCTGTCCCCGAATCGCTGGTATATACTGTGCGATTGCCCTTGTATAGATATCCCGCGTAGCTACCAAACCAGTCCAGCTCTTCATTCGACACAGTGACATGCTGAACAAAGTTCATTGAGTGCTTTGGTGTGTCAAGCCATACATCCCCCGTGTCCCAGTCCCACACCAGAATCTTGTTATGCCCTGTTGTATTCCCAGCTCCAGAGCACAGCAGCCGAACTTGGTGATCCTTCTCCCGCACAAACGCCTGGCTATACTGCCACCGCCCCTGGTTCAAACCCAACCAAGTATTTACATCGTCCGAGTTGACTATCTCCACACTCATGTCTGGGCGAACAACGAACAGCCCCTCCCGCGCTGCCCCGAACACGAACTCTGGCCTGGCTACGATGCTCATCCGGCTAATCGGTCTAAACCCCCTACGTGGCTCTCCCAACCGAAAGTCGTAGTGCCCCAGCTGATCATAGCTAATCCCTCCCGGATACAGTCCGTCTTCCTTAAAGATCAGCGCCGCCCCCCAGTTGTCCACACAGCCCACGATTTTCGGCCCTCCATCGTATATCTCGTACCGATTGGCCGTTGGCCAGCTCGTGATATCCACCGTATACGTCGAGCGGTTGATGTCGCACCACCGAACACGTGTAGGGTAGTAGACTCCCGACTCTGTAGTCCCCACGAAAATCAGCAGGTTCTTATGCGACATCATAGCCACGGCTTTAGAGAACTGAATCCCCGTAAGATCCGCGGCCACAGTTGGCGTTGTATCGTCTCCGTCCCACGTCTGTGGCGTATCCACCCCGTTGTTTATAACCAGCTTGTCCTTGAGCAGAACAAACTCGCAGAGATTATCTGCCGTGCCCGTCAAAGCATCCCCCGTGAGAGCAACCCTTGTCGTCCCGTCGTCCGAGTAGATCTTCGTTGGGGTTACCACAACTCTTTTTGTGCTACCGGCTGCAAAGGCCCCCTCCCATAAGCCAACTACAGCCTCACCTGCAGGGAGCTGCGTGGAGTTATACAGATCATACCCAGTCCGACTCTCTGCAGTCCCCCGCTCGCTAAGATTCACGTCCTGCAATATAGTGCAGTTCTCCGCGGTCAACCGCGGATGCGGATACCGCCAACGAGAGCGCTGCCCACCCACCCTAAACATCCGGCTGGTCTGAACACCAGGAGTGACCCGCGTTACCGCTCCAGTAGTCATGTTACAGCTTCCGCAGCTCTACGCAGGATTACGGCTACAGCTTCTTGCGGTTCTTTTACGCACAAACCCTTCCATTGAAGCGTGCTCCGCCCAGTCCAAGTAAACGTTCCGTTTCCGTTGTCGGACAGCTCTGGGATCACCAATATAGCCATCCTGCTTGTTTTTACTGACCCCGTCATTACAGCGGTTATAACCTCTGTACTCACGCTGCCAGACTCATTCTGCAAGGCCATAGTCGACCCCCTTTATCAGCGGCCTGTGAGGACGATTGCGTAGGCCCGTGGCTGATTGAACATCTGCAAAAGAGTGCACGCCAGCAACGCTCTTATTCATCTCCCGCTTCAGTCTGGTCTCCATCTCTTTATACGTGGCCCTATGTTGGTTGGCCACAGCAGCCATGCCTTGCTTCCCCAACAGATCCTGTGTAACCCCAAACACGAGCATCATATGAAACGCCTCGGGGAGCTCAGGCCAGTCTTCGTCATTCACCAACGGCGGGCGTCGCATCTCCGCACGAATGTTGTAGTTAATAGCCGCGGCAGGGATTGGATGAAACTCAATCCAGGCATATTCAGGGCTATCCCACCACGTTGGGATTGTAGCTAGTACATTGTCCGCGGCGTCAGAGACGGTAACGTTCCCTGTAAATGACTTACCCGTAGACGGAGCCTTCACCAGTCGTTCGACACCAAGGGTCGAGTCATACGTGTTGCTCGTGGACACCTCAGAGGTTCCGTTCATGGTGACCAGCTCAGTCACCAGCACCCCGGACGAATTGAATCCAGTAACCCGAACTTTGAAACTCGACCCTGCGTCCGCCGTGCTATCGCTGACCAAAGTCAGCACACAATCCGTGGACGGGTGCCGCTGAACGCCCCTCACGTTAAGGGGGTAGCAAAACAGCGGCGTACCGCTATCCGTGGTTCCTGGATAGCTTAGATCAAACAACCTCCTGTTCAGTACATACACGAATCGTGGCGTCGTTGGGTCTTCTACATTCAGCACCTCCTTGACATACAACGGCATTCCGTACTGGCTTGTGCTTGCCACGCTAGTCAGGGTGAACTCCCGAGGCTCATTTGGGACCTCAGCAGAGGACAGAACATACTGATACTTTTCGTTCACCAATACCTTGACGTGGTTCTCGAACTCTCCACCTGAGCCCTGGCCAGCGAAATGCAGAACCTCTTCAACGACTTCCGAGAAAGTCATCGCGTTACTTCTCCTTTGCTGCTCCCTTCAGGGCCTGATTCACTGCGTCTTGCGCCGTCGGAGACAAGTTGCCCTGTGCTTGCATCTGGGCCGCTCCAAGCCGGAACATCTGGGCAAACGCGTCGTACATCTCTGTCTGGGACCGTTGACGCTTTTGGTCCTCAGAGCGCGCCAGAGACGTCCTTTCTTCCGGTCCGTTGGTCTTCAGAACCCTACGGATACGAAAGTCCCATTTCTGATACATCGGAACTGGAGTATCACTAACTGATTGGTAGTCCGCGAGCTGCTCTTCAGTCATGGGAGGTAGACCGCGCACGATTCCTACAAGGCCAGATAGCGTCCCTACGATATCGATGATCAGCCCATCGTCCACGTTCACGGCCCGAGGCTCTCCGTCTATCCCGAGGACAGTGATCTTCGCAGGCTGTCCTTTACGCCCTGTGTCAACGACCACCTGCTCAAGCCATTCACCTGCCGGCTGCCAGTCCGCATGGACTGGATCGTTGCTGATGTACTTCGTGAGAACTATCCCACCAGAATCGTCTCCAAGAATCAGCGGAACTCCAGTGTTAAGATCCCGCTTTTCTACCGTGGCCTCACGCTTAAGATCGATAAAGACAGCCATTTCAGCCCTTCCTATGCGTAATCCAGCGATACGTCCTGAGACGCCGCTGTGGAGCCAGTGGATGTGGTAGTCGAGGCGATAACTATTCCCAAGGAGAAGTAGAGCGGTCTATGCTGCCCGCGGTCAGTGACAGAACTAGCTAAGTTCCCGATCACGTACGTCGGGGCTGTGGCCCCCAGGGTGACATCCCCAGCTGCTGCTGCGTTGAATATCTGCACATAAGACACCGCAGCCACGTTGTTTATCACATTCCAGCCATACAGCAGTGCCTCCCCAGTTACTACCAGCAGAGGAGTATCAGCCAAGGCTGCTTGCTGGTATGGCAGCACGTATGGAACGCCATAGTCAGATTTCATTTCCCCCAACTTCCTACCAAGATGTTACGGAGTGTCAAATCCACACACCCTGAGTAGATCCTTCACTCTCTGCTCGTATGTATGCCCCGCACGAACAAAAGCCTTCCCAGCTGCTGCAATCTTCTCTCTGCGCTCTATGTCAGTCAAAATCTCGCGGGCTTTCTCTACTGCCTCGTCTACCGTGTTCCAGCCCAGAAAGTGCACCCCCTCCTGAAAGCCAAGCTTATCCCACCCCACCATGTCAGCATTGCACAGCTGACACACCCCATAACTCATGACCTCAAAGAACCGCATGTTCAAGTCCTGACGAATACTCACGTTCAGCCCAACCCGTGCCTTGGCATAGCGAATTGCCGCTTGTTCGAAGAATACGTTGAACGCAAGCCAGGAGTTCGGAAACTCCTGGAACATTCGGTCCAAGAAAGCTACACGGTCATGACTCAACGGATCGTCTTTTACGCCTCGATTCAAGTACCCTACGAAAGCCAAATCCCACTCTCGTGTAAGATCCACCTTGTTACCCAGGTGTTTCGTTAGCTCCTCATAGCAAGGGTCAAGGTACGTATTACACGCTAGCGGAAGCCAGTCCACGCTCCCAATTCCGTCCCCAGCCATCCGCGCCACGTCTGGAAGCTGCGCTAGAAACACGTGATCAAAGCTTCGTGCCCACTCAAGCCGCTTGCTATACCCCAGATGCGTGTCGATCAACCAGCATGCGTTCGGCTTCGGCGGGAGCCATACAATATCGTCCCTGCCATCGTCAATAAACAGATTCAAGTCATGCTCCGCGAAGTCATCTCCGGCCGGCCGGCTATATCGCTGGAACCCGCATTCCTTCATCCCTAGCCGGCACATAGCCTCTGTCACCCGGCGTGCGGTTCCGTTGTTCCGGATCTCTGCGTTGTAGAAGTTCCCAACGCTTGGCCAGCTCTTCTTACCGGTCATCAACCGCGCTCCTTCGGGTAGAAGCACAGAAAGTAGTAGTACCACGCCATCTTTGGGTGCCCAGTGTGCACAACTTCGTCGTTCATGCTAAAGCAGAGAACCCGACCAAAGTACCGTTCCAGAATCTCTAACAGCTCATCGCGGTCGTAGCAGTGTACGTGAGACAGATAGCTTAGCTCACACTGGTACGGCTGCGAGTACACACTTGGACAGCCAAGTACTACCATTCCGTTATCTGCCACCACAAGCGACATTCTCTCAATTGCTTGCTTTCCCTGCTCTAGCGTCCAATGCTCAATCACATCCATTGCTACAACTGTGTCATAGCTGCCCAAAGGACCTTCGTGCACCAAAAAGTCCAGCTCCCGAAACTCCACGTTGTCTCGAGGACAGAACCGCGCAGCCTCAAGCACACAATCCAGCTGGACATCTACACCAACCACCTTCTGACAGAACTGCCCCATGAACACCGCCCCAATCCCATAGCCAGCTCCAATCTCAAGCACCCGATCTGTCTGCTTGAGCATCTTGGACACAAACTTATACCGCGCTAGCCGAATGGTGAGCATCAGTAGGTTGTCCGAGATGCACCTTGCGAATTCCGGCGGGAGCTGAGTATTCGGTACAGCGCTATAGACGCTCTCAACAAGCTCCTTATATCCCACCGGATCTCGGTGGTAAGGACCAACGTCAAGGGATCGCTGCAGACTTGTGCTTGACAGCTTCTCTCCTGTAGTGATCACAAGACTTCCTCCATATTCTTCCAGTACTTTTCCCTCGCACTCCAGTAGAGCCGTCCTTGCTGGACCAGTAAGGGCATAGTCAGGCCCCTTGGAGTACAGCGCAGGCTGAAGAATCCGGAGGTTTTCTACCGGAGTCGCACAATGATCAATCACTACGTAGTCCACAATGCTGAGCGCTGCAAGGTTTAAAGCCCTGACATACTGATGGAACTTTGGGTGCCCATCTCCCTTTGCCAGAGCAACGTGCTTATCACAAGTCACTCCAACAACCAGCACGCTACCAAACTGCGCCGACTGCTCAAGATGGCTAATATGCCCTGGGTGCAGCAAGTCCCACACTCCATGGCACATGACGACTTTCTCCCCCTCACACCTATCGCGGATTTCCTCTATCCCTAGAAGCTTCCTGCGATCAATCCTCTTCATCGCCAGCCTCCTTAACAGCCCTACACACAGTTGACCCCCACCCTATCGTACGGCACTCCATCACACGAAAGCCGCACCGCGAGATCAACCGCGGTAGGCTATTCGCTGTATATGCATGCACATGAGTACAGTCAAGTAAGATCGTGTTCATGCGCTCTTGGTCAGGTACTGTAAGAAGAAGAGTCCCACCTGGTCGTAGCACTGCGTACCAGCGGTCTAGCGCAGCTATCGGGTCGACTAGGTGCTCCAGCAGATGCTGCGCCACAAGCACGTCCTGGCTTCCGTTCGCTACAAAGCCAAGCTCCGCCGCGTCTCCCACGACGTCTGGGGCAGCGGCGTCGAATTTCGTTCCCCCTGTTCCGCGTTCGCCCTTTGCGCTCTTGTCTACACCAACCAACCGCAGCCCAGGAGAGTCATACTTCGTGCTTCCGCAGCCCAGGTTGAAACCACTCCCACTAAGCTTGCTCAATTGCCCCGACATCCAAGCCCCTTCATTCTCAGTATCGTGATTTTTCACTGTGCCCTGCGTGTAGCTCCATACAGGGTCAATCACCCGATACCAAGCATCCACTCCATGCTTCCTAATCAGAGCATTGTTTGTAGCTTCCTGCTGATCCTGGGAGTCCCACTGCTCACCAAACAGTCTCTTGCCTGTCTGCTGTCCAAAGTGGTGCAGATAGCAGTCCCTACGTAAGAGCAGCTGATACCCAGCCTTTACCAGCCGGATGCTCAAGTCTAGATCATCCCCGCCGGGCAAGTGACCATCTAGACCGCCCAGATCCTTCAAGACAGCAGTCCGCGTCATCAAACAGAACCCGATTAGCAGCCTTACATTCACGACCCCTGGCACAGTTAGGTTCATTAAACTTTGGCAGCCAGCCACAAAGTTGGAGCACGGGCCCACTGCGCCAACGGCTGGATCCTCTAAACCTTCCCACAGTAGTCGCCAGAACGTGTTGTGCCCAGGCAGAAACATCACGTCATCGTTCAACATGCAGAAGAGCTCAGTATCGCACTCTTCCAGCGCAGCATTAATCCCACCTATCCAGCCGACGTTCCGCTCCATGTGCCGTACCGTGAGCAGCTCTCCCACACTAGACCCTGAAACGTAGCCATCAAGCTGCGCCGAAGCCGGTGGATGGTTGTTCACCAACACAACACGGTATGGGAACTCCGTATACATGAACAGCGACCGAATGCACCAGTCCAGCTGTTGCATGTTGTTGAGCGTGGGGATAGCTATCGTAAGAATCGGCTTCACTTAGCCAGCCTCCCACTCCCAGTAACTGGATAGATCACCCCGTCGTCGCCCCGCTGGACCTCGCTAACCCCCGCGCCAAACAGATCCGCATAGGTCTGTCTGGCTGCCAAACGCTCCGGCCAGTAAGTCTCCTCACATGCCCAGCGGGCGGTATGCTCCTTGTGCATGGTCTTCACGCATGTGTCAACGTAGCGTGGAATGCCATGCTTGCTCAGCCGATGGCAGAAGAACCAGTCTTCCCCGCACCCTGTGCTGTTGAACCATGGCTTTGGAAGCTCCCGAAACACACGCATGTCGAACAGCACCATCCCTGCACCAAACGCCAGCGGTCCACCAACCACAGCATCATCCAGCAACGCATCGCGTGGATAGTCCAGTACAATGTCGCTTCCGTCGATCACGTCGAACCCCTGAGGATCCCGGTGGGTCCGCATACGGTAGATCACTGGATGTATCGGGTGTCTAGCCGTGAACGCCAACGCCGCACAGACAAGCTTCTGTCTACGCCACAGCTGCATAAATCCACTCACGGGGAACAGCATATCCGAGTCCCATGCAAGTAACCAATCTGCCCCCCACTCCTGTGCGCCCTCGACGACCATCTCCCTCGCCCGACCAACCATAGATAGCCGACTACGGTTTATCATCCCAATATCGAGAACTCCCAGCTTCTCGTAGTCCTCCGCTGTGGGCTCGGCCAGCCCCATTGGGTCAATGAACCCCTCGGATAGAGGCGGCAAGCTGTCTTCAAGCAGCTCAAAGCCCACCACGTCCCCTTGAGCTTGCATCCGCTGCCTAAACAGCGTCCTTTGCCGCAGCGCCCCCAGATAGCCGAAGAAGTTCTGATAATACGGCGCCGTGTTGTCGTCAGGCCCTGCATACCAGTGCCCACTAATTGCCAACTTCATGCTATCCTCCCCCTGCTCCGTAACATTATGGTACAGAGTTTGTTGGAAACCACCTGGGAACAACCCGCTCCAGCTCCGCCGCCAAACTATCCCAGCTCCACCCATACAGCAACATCGCGTTGTTTGCATCGTGCCCACCAGAGAGAACGTACCGGTGGTAGGACGCCAGCCCATACTTTCTAATAAGCTGGTTCCGCCCAAGCTCTCCCCAGGCCAGAATCTTAGCCGCAAGATCCGTCTCAACCTTGCTCATTGTAGCCGCTGGGTCATGGTGCACATAAGCCCGACGGTCTACCACAATCTTGTATCCGGCTCGCCGAAGTCTAAGACACAGGTCTGAGTCAATGGCGTGCCACAGCCTTGGGTCCCAGCCTCCCACTTCGTCCAGTACATCCTTGCGAGCAAGAACAGCACTACCATGAACATGATTAGCCACAAAGCGCTCAGGCAGATCAACACGATGAAGCTGTTGCCCCTCATAGAGTTCATTAGAGCACGGAGCGACAAGACCAACCTCCTTGTACCATGCAGTTTCCACCAAATAGTCCCAAAACCTGCTGCTGCTCGGGGCAAAAGCCATATCGTCTTGCATGAACGCCACAAAAGCTGTCCCAACAACATTGAGCAGCTCCTGCAGTGGGTATCGATTTTCTGCCGCCATGCGCGGGCCGAACAAGTTGTAACCGCAACCAAGAACCCGTCCTCTCTCCCCAAGCCAGTGGCTGCACAACCCACGCACGCGCTGCTGCTTCTCCACGTCTTCGTTGTTGTCCCACAACAGAACAAAGCCGTCAAAACCACTGTATCGGACTAGCGTTCCAAGAAACCGCGCCAGCAAGTCACAGTTATCATACGTCATAAGACAGACTGTGACTGCCTTCATTCTCTGCCCTTCTGGGACCACAGCACCATCCGCTCTCGCCATGTAAGCCGGTCAAGTAGCCCCAGCTTCATCTTTACAAAGTTCCACAGGCTGCTTTCCAGACACGGCCGGCAGAGATGGCCAGCATGGAGTTTCTTGATCCTCTGTGGTGCGTTAATCCACATAACCCGCCCGCACTGACAACGCACCAAAAACCGCTTTCTATCCTCCGCATGATGCGGCTCCAGCCAGTGTAGCCACCATGGCCACCGCTTAATCGGAGTGCACGGAGCTGGATTGTACTCACTCGCTTCCATCCGTGCCCCTTCTCTGTATCAAGATGTTACGGAGCTTTTAGGAGAGACACCGAGTCAGGAGGAAGAACTCGGTGTCTCTCCAACCAAGGTCGAGGCGGCTAGCCTCGACCCATCAGGCGCCTACAGCGCCCTGATAAAGCAATGGTTCGCCCAGTTCGCTCCAACAGTGCCCAAGCTATGCAGTGTAGCCGTCACCGTATCCAAGGCAACGATCGGCCCGTAGATGTCATGGGCTCCCGTCGAGCTCATGCCAATGCTAGCCGACGCATCCCCAGGACCGACCGCTCCACCACAGATCACAGTAACCGACCCCACGATCCGCATGACGAGCCAGCTCTCGTGGTACCCGTACACCTGGGCAACACCAGTCTCGCCTGCAGCAACGTCCTCGTAGGCCAGACCTACAAATGTAGCCTCTCGTCCAGCCAGCAAAGCGCCAGCAATCCCAGTGCCTCCACCAGCCGTGCCGTACTCATTCGTTGACACACTCGCAGCGTTCACGTGCATGCTCATCTTGTGCACCGCATAGTGCACCGTGAGACTAGCTGCCTGGCCGTTCGTCACGTTGATCCAGACACGCTCCGTGTCGCTCTTGTTTACCGTCTGCATCCACATTTCAGCTGCTCCTATATATACGTTGCCCTGAATCGGTAGGTATCCACCGATTGGTGGTTTCCCATCACCGCCGCCGTGCCGTTCACCGCAGTCCCCGAAGCATCCACGTTCAGTTGCACCTGTGCCGACCCCACGCCGTCCTCATCAACGACCATGCAGTCGATCAATGTGCCCCCCGTGCCAGTCAGTGCAAACGCTCGCTTGGTATCATCCACTTCGATAACCCCAGTAAGCACCCACACATTCCCGTCCTGCTTCGGGTAACCATCAAGCGTCATGTCTCCTGCAGCCATGGCTATCCCTTTCTAAGTCAGACCAGTGAGCTTGCCCAGGGCCGCTCTCAGGTTGCATGCCATGTTCCCCTGCCAGATGATTGGGGCCACGAACGCATCCTGGTTGATCGGCTGCTGCTTTCCTGCAGGAAGCATGTTCATATCTGCGTCACGATGCACGAACATGAACAAGTGGTTCGAGTTCAGCACATACATAACGCCAGACTGGCACTTCGCCTCCCACAGAATCTTCGCGTTGCGGTACTTGGGCTTCGTGGACAGATCTGCCTCAGCGCCCCCAACATACCGCACAGCTGGAAGGGTTAGTGCCTCCAGAACCTCAGCGACCGTCTGCGTTGTAACCAGCGCGTCCGGCTCACCTTCCACGCTCGAAACCTCGGTGCAGTCGTTGTAGACCGTCCGCAGCGCAGGCAGAAGATTCGTTGCAGCGGCACCAACGCTTGCGCTGACTTGGTTCCGCCACTTCGTATTCACCGCTGTGTCAATCGCCGCATAAGTCCCAGACGTGATGGTCGTGGCGATCATAGCAAGCAGACCAGTGATCTGCCGACTTCCATCAGCAGTGCCATCACTGTACGCGTCCGTCGCCAGGTTGTCGCCCATTTCAGACTCAGCCTGCTGGATCTTCGTCTTCCACAGATCCCGAACTTGATTCTCCCCTTGGTTGTTCCGGCTATCCAGCCCCGAAATCACCGCTGCAGCCCCCGCCTGCTTCCAGTCGAAGAACACGTTGGTAATTCCATCGTAGCCAGTGACATTCAGAGGCTCGAGACCAGTGTACCGCCTGAAGTTTCCAGATCCCGCATACACCAAAGGCAGCTTGATTCGCTCCCCCGAAGTGATCCTTCGAATCCGCTTCCCCTCGTGCATCCACTTCCAGAACGGGCTCCTTTTGAACGCCTGGGTTCGGAACATACCCGAGTCCAGGTAGTTCATCAGCGTGGTGGCCAGTACAGGCCCCCAAGTAAGAGTCGGATTTCCTTCCCCAACCATTATCCCATATCTCCGAGAGATTCACTCTCTCCGCTATCGGTTTGTGACGCTTCGCTTAGCCAGTGCCCAGGCTCTGTCAAGAACATCATCACTTGAGTCTCCACGCTTCGGATCGTAGATTTGAACTGGGTAGCGGGAGCCTGCACCACGCCTGGCCACCTGAGCGCCCGTCACTGGACGTCGTGGGCGGGAGGAGCGTGTAGACCCAGCCCCCAATCCATTATCTCCGCGCTGGTCAGCAGCCTTCTGAGCTGCCGCAAGCGCTTGCCGGCCCTTTTCAATCAAGAATAGATCCAGCGGAGTTATTCCGCGGCTTCCATCCTGCAGTCGGGCCAGATGCTTGGCTAGTCGCCCTGACACCCCTGGATCAACGGTTACGTTGCCGTCATCATCTACCGAGCCAAAGTCCTCTCCGAACAGCTCTACCCCCTCCAGTAGCGCATCGCGGACATAGCCTCCGGACACGCGCTCTTTATCTCGGGTTTCTAGCTCTTCGCGTGGGACATAGCCAAGGTGATCAGCAACTTGCTTGAACAGCCGCACGTTGTCTGCAGTCACGCCATCTGGGAGGGCGGCGGGCTCAGATTCACCAGCCGCCTCTCCAGATGTTTCTCCTCGGACGTTTCGGCGTTCAAGCACCTGCTCCAGGGTGTCAATCAGCTGCTGCTGAAGCGTGCCAGTCTCGTTGATGTTCTTGCTCATGGTTTGCTGCATCGAGCGCAGAAGGCGGAATGCCTCCGGGTCACTCTCTCGCAGCCTAGCTAAGACCACGTCGGTTCCTTCACGGTGAGAAGGAGACTTCGTAGCGTCTAAGTCTTCCTCTTCCCCGTCCTCTTCCAGCTGAATCTCTTCTCCGGCGCCAAAGTCACGGGCCTGCTGGGCCATGAACTCCTCAAAGGTAGCCTGAGAGATTGAATCCAGCGTCTCGTTACGTGCCTCTTCGGTCATGGAATTTCTCCAGCCTTAGGTATGGAGTTACCAGCCAAACACTCAGTTGGTCAAACGTCTATCTGCGCCATCCGGCGCGCCGGCCGGCGCTTACGACGAAGAGCTTCCTCAGTATCCCGTGGGACTACAGGGGCCTCCAAGACCGAGGTTGTGTCTAATCTCGGCCGCCCTTGCACAGGAACATCACGTATAGATGGGCGGGAGGAAGCAAACATCTTCTCTGGAGCCTCCTCTGGAGCCATCTGGAACTGCTTAGGCATGTTCATGTCAGGCATAGCTGGCGGGGGCGCTGCCGGCTTAGATCGCTTCTCCGCACGTCTCTCCGCACGTCTCTCCGCAGATTCACGAGCACGAATAGCCTTGGCCTTGCGCATGGCCTCGCTATAGCCAGGGATAGTCGGAGCGGAGGCAGAAGCAGTCTTTGCCTCTGTAACTGCCGCGGCAACCGCCTTTCCAAGAACCTTGGGGCTCGGTGCAGAAGAATCTAAACTACGCCCACGCGACATAGCTCCTTCATTCCGCCCTATTGCATCTGCCATCCTAGACTGCCCGCCCATGCGGTCAAACGCATCTTCTAGCATGGACATGAATTTCTCGCTGAAGCTCTGCGCCCCAGGGTCCGGTGGAGGAGACTCAACCTCCTCTTCCTCCTCACTACCCCCACGACGCCCGCCCTTCATGGCCCATTCATTTCGACCCATTGCATCTACCATCCGAGACTGCCCACCCGTGCGGTCAAACGCATCTTCCAAGGCAGCCATAAACTTCTCGCTGAAGCTCCGTGCTCTCTTGCTCATGTTCAACTCCGTATCAAAATGTTACAGAGCCTAGAAGTCAACTGACCTCTAGCTCACTGAACAGCTTTCCCTCGATTAGCTCTCCCATTGAGTCAACCACTCCCACTGGCTGATCCCGCCGGATCACCTGAGCAGGCTCCCGCCCTTTCATAGGCAGCTTGCCTACATGTTCCGGCGCACGACGGTCAAAGTTGATCGCCCCACCAACACGGTCCCCTGCCTCGATCACGTCTAGCTGTCGCATAACCCGCCGGCGGTGGCTGGCCGAGTAGATATCACACCCCAGCCCTTCATCGAAGTACGGCTCCAAGATGTCCAGGTGCGGTAAGCTGAACTCCTTCCGCATCCCAGCCCCGCAGGCGCACTTGATCGAAGAATGCCGAGCGGCCACTGTGCGGAAGTACTCTTCCCGCGTACCGCACTCCGGGCAGCAGTAGCTATACAGAGGCATCTCAGTTTCTCCTCAAAGACTTCTTAGTCCCTTCCGGCACATGCAGCTCACGCTTGGGCCGCCAGCCCGTCTTCCGTAGCGTCCCATATACATATGCCGCCGCCCGCCTACCCTTCAGCCCCTTCCGGCGTGCCCTACAATTCAGCTGCTTTTCCAGCTTCTTGGGCATCACGCTCTCTCCTGTGCGCCCTCAAGCCGCCCTGCGTTTGGCGCTGCTCGGTTAAATGTGTCTCGATCAAGCGGCCCAATATTCGCGTCCACCATCCGCCCGTCTTTCACTGCCTCCTGCGCCCCGCTGGCGGCAGGATTCGTGAACTCCGCCCCAGATCCTTGCCCCAAGATTCCCCCACCTTCTGGTGCCCCACCTTCTGGTGCCCCACCCGGCCCTAGCGCCCCCGCCTGCGCAATCTTATCGCTAGCCTGTTGCAGCATTGGAAGGATTTCCTCAACCGCCCTATCGTTGAACCCCCGTACCAGCAGGCGTCGAGCCAGCTCAGGCAGATTCGGTGGCATGCCAAAAGTCTGAATCATAACCGGCGTAAGCCCGGCAAACAGATTCAGCAGATCCATCCACTGACTCCGCTCAACCGACACCGCCGTGGCATGACTAGTCACGTCCATAGAGAACGAGTACTCTCCTCTTGACATCTCTGGGGACATCTTCACGAAAGTCTGTGCGTACTTGTCCAGCAGGAAAAGCCGGCTTGGTTGATACTGTGTGTCCAGCTGCCACATCTTTCGGGCTTTACGGACCTGAAACTCAGATAGCAGCCCGGACCGGCGGTTCTCTCGGCTAGTATTTCGCTTCTCGTAGATTGAGCTCTCCGTAGCCGTCCCGGAAAGCTGCACCGGCTGTGGTGTACCCATTGAGCGGTCGAACATCTGCTGCACGATGGATAGCAGCTGGGTTCTATCCGGGGGCTCCTGAAGGAACGGCAGCGGGACCACACTTTTCCCGCCGGCTTCACTTAGCCCAGGGATTTCTACTACCGAGCCATCTGGGGCAGATAGAATATCTTGCATCATAGTCGTTGTAATCCCACTCTGGGGATCGACTAGCCAGATATTCTTCGTCTTTCGCACGATGTTCAGGTAGCTATCCAGAATCTCGTTCACCAGCCCCTGCGTGCTATCCGCCCCACCCATGAGCAGCGGAGACTTGTAAAACCACTGCCGCAGCCCCGGCTGAAAGACCAAGGCTTCCGCTGGGTAATCGTCCAAATTCGTGTACGGCCACTCCTCGTGGTAGTTTAGAAACTCATCGTGATCTTCTGCTATCGTAAGAATCAAGTCCTGAAAGTTCCCCCGCCCAACAGGAAAGTTCTTAGCCCAAATCTCCCAGCCACGAACTACATCAAACCCGTCGCTCCAATCCCCAAACTTTTCTGGGGCGGCCTTCCAACGAACGGGCTTCAAACCCTTCGTGTGCTGGTAATTTGGGTCCGACTGAACTTCGTCAATCGGCAGCTCCCAACCAAACGCAATCCACCGTGCGTCTTGAACCCCCTCTTGGCTGAACGCATCCGTGAGAAACATGTCTGGAAGCCAACGAACGGCGAACGGAGCCTCGAATCTTACGTTCGTGTTCTGGCTTGGCTGCTTCCGCTTCAAGAACGCACGGTGAATCCTGCAATGCTGGTCGAGCAACTCGCTAATCATGCCTTCCGAGTCGGCAGAGGCCATCAAGGTCCCGCCCTGCTGATACTCCAAATGGCTAGCCAGATGCAGCCGATGATCTTGGAACTCTGTCACCCGTGTCTCTGTGCCGACCCCCAAGAACAAGTTCTCGTCCTCTGGGTCGTCCAGGACTAGCTCTACATCCTCCCCCTGCAAGAAATCCTGGAATCGCTTGTCAAAGTCCACTGTATATCCCAGCTTGGCCACCCCATACGGGCACAGAAAGGCGTCCGTGAACACGCGCTCATCTACACGGAGCTGGTTTGTTTCCCTGTATCGGTAGTTCACTATCCTGCTCGCACCATAGGCTAGCGTTGGGGAGCTAGGATTCTGTGGGTCGATCTTCTGGGCTGCCTCGTCGGTCTCAGGGCTCAGCTGAAACACTGGATTCCGGTCTACCGCGTTGGCCACAGTCTGGTCGATCCACCCATATACAATCCCTGCCTTCGTCCGCCCCAGATGCTCCTCTTCGGTGCTTTCCAGCTGGTTCCTCTCCCGCTCTGAGCTTGGGTCTCCATAGAACTGGTTGATCAGTACCTCACTAGCACGGAACATCGGCTCCATTCGGCGCCTGGCGTAGTCGATCTGACCAGTCCAGTACTTCACACGCTCAGAGGAGGCGCGAGGATACATAGAGTTATCTCTCCCCCAACGGACGGGTGATTTTAGCCAAGACTGATTGAGTAGCACTTAGGGCAAGTAAGTTCATCTCCGTAACATCCTGATACAGAGTCTATTCCGCTGGGAACTCTGCCACCCCAATGTCCGGAACCATCATTGCCCCCCTTGGTACTCGCTGGCCAAGCCGCCTCCGACGATTCATGTCCACCAGGTCGCTGAATGTATAAACCCGTGGAGTGATCTTTGGCTGCTCCGGCCGAGGGATCATCCGTCCCTTACCCTGCATAGAATCCAGCTTGATCCCGAAGAGCGCTAGCATGTCTACCTGGTCGTCGTATTTCCCGCCGGGGAACTTACTTAGCTCATGGCATAGATCCCCAAGCCACGGTGCATTAAACGGTGCGTGGACGTAACCCAGCTGCATAGCACCAGCTATCGCACCCGCGCGGTCTGGGCTGTCCTTCCTGCCGCGCCCAATGACGGACACGTCCTCAACCAACGTCCACGCCTTCCGCTCTTTCCGGCGCTTGTCCAGCAGTGGCCGATAGACCCTTGCCATGCTGGTCTTTTCTAGGTAGAATTTTCGCGCCCGCCACTGAAGCATCAGCTCAATCGCCCGTTCAACTCCTGCCTCTATCTCGCACTGCTCCCGCCAGATGTCCAGCAGCCACAAATGCCCCTCCGGACAGACACCGGCCACTCCCAAGACAGAAAAGTCCCCTTCCCCAGAAGATAGGGCAAAGTCTGAAGAGATATACAGAGTCAGCCTCTTCGGTAGCTCGCCAAGGCCAAAAAGTCGCAGCCAACTTGGCTTGAACATGTCCCCGTCGTCGCTGACCGGCTTCTGCTGATGTAGGGCCATGAACAGCCGTGCGGATCTAGACCTTAAGCTGGCCAGCTCTTCCATGCTGCGGCGGTTTGGTCCAGAGGGTAGAAGAACCTCCCCCGGCGCGCGCCCTAACATGTCTCCTGGCTCGGCAATCGACGGCAGCGAGACGATGTCCCACTGCTCCTCGCCCGTGGAGTTAAGTTTCTCTACCCTCCCACCAATGTCGTCGTCATGCCAGCGCTGCAAGATCAAGACTACCGAGCCCACTCCATCACGGTAGCTCCGCAGTCTATTGAGCAGGACTCCCGCAAACCAGTTCCACACCAGCTCTCTATGCTCCGGCGAGCTGGCCTGCTCCCAGTTCTTTATTGGATCGTCGATTACAGCGACGTGTGCGTGGAAGCCGATAAGTCCACCGCCGACTCCTTCGGCTTTATATTCTCCCCCTGACGTGAGCTTCCACTCATCCATCGCCGTGGCGTCAGGGGAGAGTTGAGCGTCAGGGAACAGTAGCTGAAAGCTTGGATGCTTGATTAGGTTACGAACGTTGCGACCGAATCCACGGGCGAGGTCATGGTCGTAGCTGGCCTGGATGAACTCAAGCCGCGGGTTCCGGCCAAGAAACCAAGCGGGAAATAACTCCGAAGCTAGGCGAGATTTTCCCGAAGCTGGGGGGACAAAAATCGCCAGCCGTCTAATCCGCCCGGCTTCTATGTCTTCCAGCTTCCGGGAGATAAGTCTATGTACGGGGTATGGCTCATACAGCGGGTCGACGAACTGAGCAAAGTCGATTAGATTCTCCCGCGCGCGCTCGCGGTGAAGCAGCGTGGAGATGAGATCTGCAGCGGATTCAGGTGGGAGCCCGCTAGCAGTTGCCTCTTCAGCCCCCACAAGCAATCCAGCCAGCTCGTCCGCGCGCCCCAGAGCATTCATGGCTCTGTAACATCTTGGTACAGAGTGGCCGAGGCCGGAAGGTTGTTCTCTACCAGCTCTCCCTCTACCGCTTCTGTGCTGGTCTCATCCTTCCAGTGCCTTCGCAAGGCACGGCCAAGCAGCTCACGGTCTGTCTCGGGCAGCTGGGCCAATGCGGTCTCCACGTCTACAGGGTCCCTCTCTGCGTGTTGGTCAAGTAGCTCAACCAGCCGCTGTGTCGGTGCGGCGGTTACGTGCACCTGCACGGAATCTATCTCCCGTCGCTCTGTGTATCCGCGGTCTTTGCCCAAAGTCTGCAGCAGCTTCCAACTGTAACCTAAATGCCCAGCTTCCACGGCCCGAAATATGTTGTCCTCAGCTGTGTCTACCATCCCCTGCCTTGACTCCAGATACACGTCCTTGAGCCGAGGGCAGCGAAGAATATGGTAGCGCACAGAGACGGGGCTGTCCATCCCAAGTTCCTGCGCTACCTTGCTCAAAATCCCTCGATGCTTAATGATCGCCTCAGCCAGAAGGCGCTCTCGCTCGCGAGCTTGGCTCCTTATTGCCTGCAGAACAGAAGCGTTACTCTGAGCGCGGTTCCAAATTACCGACGGGCTACAGTCGAGCAGCTGGCCCGCTTGCTCAATAGTATTAGTCCTCTGAAGCACTGCAACGATGTCCCCAGATTGGAACATCTTCGCTCCTCCCCTACCCATCTTCCAAGCTCTCTTTGGCTTTGCCTCTGTCAGCCGCTTCTGCTGCCCAGAAGGACTCCCCTTTAGCCCTCTCTGCATCCACGCAGCAACCACCAGGCTGACAGGTTTACGGCCGTGGTGGACGGCCACGGCGCCAAAATTGGCGCCTTCAACCTGCGCGCTCCGCGCTCCCTTTGGCCAGCCGGTGCAGCAACCGCAGCAGCCCAGCCAGCACTGCCGTTCCTGCCGCAGCTCGCAGCGTCTCAAGGCTTAGCGGAGTCTGGCCGATGGCCTCAATCACGCCCGCGGCAATCCCAGCCACAAACGGGACAATGACGTGCCGGGCCACGCTATATACATCTTCCCTATCTAGCTGCCCTCTTTTACTCACTGCCGTCTCTCCACCTTGTTGTATCCGTCCTGCCCTCTGACTCTCTGACTCTCTGACTCTCTGACTCTCTGACTCTCTGACTCTCTGACTCTCTGACTCTGGCCCGCGCAGTATGCGGATCAACGCCAACCGGGCGCCGAACCCTCCAGAAGCTAGATACTCCAGGGCGGCCCCTATCTCTCTATCTCTCTGCCCTCTTTTACTCACTGCCGCCTCTCCACCTTGTTATATCCGCCCCGCCCTGCCCGCACAGTCTGCGGGTTAACGCCAACGCCTTCTCGGCCGCAGTGGCTAGCTTTACCCTTCTGTTCCACAAGTCTGCGACCTTAACCACCATCTTGGGGTGGGGTGGGGCGGAGGGGGAAACCACCATGAATCTCCTACTGAAGGGACCCACAATGAATATATGGTAGGGGAAGGGAGGTGTCAACCCATTTAAGGGGATATTTTTTCTAAGAGTTAGACGAGGTGAGCTTGTTCTCCGCTCCGCCCTGCCCCACCCCACACTCTGTAACATCTTGATACGGAGCTAGAAAACTAGGTGAGAATTTTTGGGGGTCCAGTCTTTAAATACCAGACCCCGCCCCCGGCATCCTGCCGGAGACTGGATGGCTGGGGAGGGCCGCCAGTTGACGTAAACGTTGCCCAGCGTAGGCTTCCGTAAGCGGAAGGATGCGCCAAGGGTGGCGGGCCGAGAGATCGGCTTGATGCCATGTTGCCCCACGAAGGGACGCGTTGCCCCACGAAGGGCATCTCGTGGGAACAACAGGAATCCGTCGTGGAAATCTGAGACCCCCGTGGGAATCTGAGGCAGAGGGAGTAGGAAAGTCAGGGCAATCCTGACTTTCCTTCCCTAATTGCCCCGTCCAAGGAGGCGAACACGACTGGCACAGGAATTGCATGTTATAGGGGCAGAGGGCCGAGTCCCAGAAGGTTCCTTGGCCCACGGGATCTTTGACAATCGAATCGGGAGGATTGCCGGCAAGCAGGAGGCGGAATGCAGAACTACCTGGTGTCGACGAACTCCGGTCTCGGCAAGGGCGCCGGCAAGGGCCTGACCGTGACCGTGAAAATGGACGGGGTCACGCCCGACCAAGTCGAGGCCCTGGCCCGGTGCGAGGTGAACAGGACGTTCGCGGACCTGTTCCGGAGGGCGAAGGAAGATCTGGAGAACCGGAAGGCCGGCCGGGCACAGAAGTACGGACTCGCCGCTCTTTGGGAGACGATCCTTAAGGAGCGGAAGTACTCCTTCTCCGTCGCCACGCATCTGGCGCGGGCGAGAGGGGCGGTCACCGAAGGGGTGGCCCTGGCACTGCTGGCAGACGGTGGGATGACAGACGAAGAGATTCTCGAGGCCATCCGGGCCAGAAGGCAGAAGCCGGACGAGGAAGAGGAAGAGGAAGAGGAAGAGGAAGAAGAGGAAGAAGAGGAAGAAGAGGAAGAAGAGAAGTAGACCAACAACCCGGCGGCAATCCCCCGATTCGATTGGTGATTCCTGAACTCCCTACCAAGATGTTACAGAGTGGAGGTTCAACATGGACTATGCAGCCAGCAACGTAATTCTCTACCACGTCCTTACCTTGGGGCTGGGACTCGCAAGTCTAGGCATCATAACCGCTGGTGTCGTGCTAGCGGTTATGGCGGGGATTGATCACATCAAAGGAAGCCGGCCCTGACCGACGGGCGGAGGATACACCGGAGTGATGAAGCGCAATAGGCCCATGACCCATGGGCCTATTATGCTTTACCACTCTGCCTCCCCTCCCCACCCCAGAGAAGTAACAAAAGATACATTTGACACGTTAGATGCACTCTCCTGAGAGCGAACAGATACATTTGATACATTAGGTCCTGTCTTTTAGGAGCAAACATCGTGCCTGAAACCTTAGGCACATTTGACACACCCAACGCCCCATTCAGGGCATACCGGACAGATGTGCCATGCATGGGTCTATGGACCTATGGACCCCTTGAGTGTATATTTCCCTGTAACCTATTGGGGGACAAAGGAATAGGGCATATGCCATGGTTCCATAGTACTAGCTCTCCCCCCATATGTTTAAAGGGAAAAGGAGGTCGGCTTTTTCCTTTTTTCTTTTTTTTTTTTTAAAAGCCAATACTAGACAAGACCAGCCAATCTCCCTTTCCCTTTAAACATATGGGGGGAGAGCTAGCCTTATGGGATCATTGGAACCGGGGGCTTCCCCATCCCCAGCGGGGCTGACGCCCCTACTCCGTAACATCTTGATACGGAGCTGGGGATTGGATGGCCTCATGGGCCAGCACGACGTCGGGGGATGGACTGGGGATGGGCAGGCGCGGGGGGAGCCCCCAGGAAAAGGGAAAGAATTTTTTCAACTGCCGAAGATTTCCCTTGACAGCGTGGGAGGAATTCATTATATTATGGGTACATTATTCGATGGGGGGAAGGCAAACACACCACGGATCCCGAAAGGAGATCGGTATGGACTTGAATCAGTACTTCGGCGAACGCGGCTTGCAGATATATCTCCGCATGGCCGCGGAGGCTTTAAGGTCGGCAGAGAAGCCCCTGCGGGAGATTGTAGCTATGATTCTAGAGGCCATGGCGCAGGACTTTGATGAAGAACTGCCGGAACCCCCGGAGACGATTTCCCCCGATTAGGTCTGGGCTGGCATTACATAAGGGAGAGCGTGCTATGATCTTGTCGGCTGGCCGGGAGACGTCCACGCACAGCGGAGGAGGACATCATGGCTCGCCCACTGCACCAAATCGCCGAAGAAATCCGGCGCGAATGGATCCGGCCGTATTTCGCGGCAGAACCGTATCTCGCCGCGATGGGAGAGGTCACCCATATCAGCGATAGGTATGGGGCAGACAGCGCAAGGAGTGTAGTTCTCTACTTCTTGTGCAACGCCAAAACCTGGCGTGGCCCTGCCGCCCGCAGAATCAAGCAGGAACTGAAGCAGATCCTGTCTGAGACGAAGTAGCCCACGAGGCCATCTTGGTCCCCCGCGAGGAGGCTCCACAATGCCATACAAGGTACTTACCCATGATTACCGTCCGCCCATACAGGGCGGAGATCCAATCTGGGACGGCGCGCCTGGCGCTCTCCTACCCGTAGTGCCACTGGACACGACGAAGAACGCGTGTGGCACACACGGGGGCTGGCACTACTGTGCCACCATAGAGGATGCCCTGGATATCGCTGGGCTCTGGCCCGATGGGTGGCCGTCTGTGGTTGCGGAGGTCAGCCCAGAAGGCCCTGTGATCTGGAGTGGTTCCAAGTACCGAACCAGCTCGCTACGCTTGGTCCGTGTTGTGCCTGAAGAGGAAGTCCAAGAGGGAGTCTACAGACTCTCGGCACCATTCGGCCCGTACCAAGATGATATGACCGCTGAGCAGATGCAATGGAGAGGAGCACTGAGTCGTCCGTTGCACGACCCGGAAGCCGTGGACCTACACCTCCATGTGGCCCTTGATGCCCGGGGACTACCGTGGATACTACAGCAGTTTGACACAAGGCGGGCTGTGTGGGATGCGCGCATTGCGTGGAATGCACAGAGTGCGGATGCTGCGTGGCATGCACGGGCTGCGTGGTCTAAGGGGACTACGTGGAATGAGGGGACTGCGTGGGTTGGCGTGCCATGGTCCACACGGGCTATGTGGGCTCCGCAGGCTACACAAGCTATGTGGGAAACGCGGAATGTGCGGGCTGCGTGGCAGATGCGGGATGTGAGGTATATGTGGGCTGTGGGGGATGCGTCTGATGCGCTCTTGGTGCAATACGCCGTCCGTCAAGGATGGTTCTCCGCCGACCCACAACTGCTCACTCTTGGGATACAAGATGCCTACGCTGCTGGTCTATGCAGCGCCGGCCCCACAGGACCTAGTACCCTTGGCTGGGCGATGGTCCCCATAGAGGAGACCAACGAGAGCCCGCTCGCTGGGTAGAGCAGAATGGGCGTTCTCAAACCGCAGAACGAAAGGATATACAATGCACAAGCAAGTCCAGCTGGCCTACTCTCACTCCACAGGGTCATGCTATCTCTACGTGACCCCCGAGGGGGTCGAATGCCGTGGTGTAGCTTCAGACCCAGATACGGGGAAGTACTTAGCCACTCCCGGCATCCACGTAACCTGGGAGGAACTGCTCCATCTGCGTGGCCTAGTATCGTCAACTCCGTACCAAGATGTTACAGAGCCGGCCAGAGAAGGGAAGGAATAACCCAATGGAACAAACCATTCCAGTCCCTCCACGGCTTCCAACCCCACGTACCCTAATTACCCGGCTAACCCATAGGGAGATTCAAGTAACCGCCCTACTGGCAGCAGGGTACACACAAAAGGAGGTTGCGGACAAGCTCGAAATCTCGTTCCGTACGGTGACGACACACCGCCACCATATAGGGACAAAAACAGGACTGCAGCTCAACACGGACCTTACCAGGCTGGCTATCGGTGCTGGTCTATTAATTGAGGAGGTCAGCTAGTGAAGCAGCCCACAAGCAGGGCCTGCGTTGCAAGCGGGTGGCTGCACCACGATGCATGCTCATACTGTGCCCACTTCGACCTGCGCCGCGGCGAGGTTACTGACACCTGCCAGGAGTCCCTCGAAGTGCTCGTGGAACCAAGCAACCAGGAATTCACGCTCCTCTGCCAAGGCTGGGACAGCCGTCGAAAGGAGCAAGACTAGAATGCCATACAAAGCGCTCACGCACGATTACCGTCCGCCTATACAAGGTGGTGACCCCATCTGGGATGGAACGCCCGGAGCCGTGCTGCCCAAGGTCGAGACGGACTGCACATATACCGCGTGCAGTGCTGGATGGAACTACTGCGATACGGTGGCGCAGTGTCTTACCATCGCCGGACTATGGCCCGATGGCTGGCCGTCCGCTGTCGTAGAAGTGGAACCTATAGGGAGCACATTTCGCTGCGAGAACAAAAGCCGCGCACCCTCCCTGCGCATCCACCGGCAGTTGAGCGAGTCTGAAATCCGCCCAGCCGTGGAAGAAATGTCAGTCCCCTTTGGGAGCTACCAGCAGGGGATGTGCGATGCACAGATGGCGTGGCGTACGGCACTATCTCGCCCCTTACACGACCGGGGACAGGTGGAGGCCGGCTTGGCTCAGGCGCTGAAAGTGCGCGGGCTCAAGTGGACGCTGCAGGACCTTAGGGTGGCTCGGGACGCCGAGAACGCCAAGGACGTGGAGAACGCCAGGGCTGCGTGGGCCGCTAGGGCCGCCAGGGACGCGTGGGACGCTTGGGCTGTCGTGACCGCGTGGAACGCTAGAAACGTCACGGCCGTCAGAGCAATCTGGGACGCCAGAGCCGCATGGACCACATGGCCCATCTGGGACGCCTGGGACAAGTGGGCCAACAGGGACTGGGCTGACATCTGGAACACGTGGGACGCCTGGGACACCAGGGCTGCGTGGGCTGCCAGGGCGGCCATGACAGTCCAGTACGCTGCTCTGCAGGGCTGGATCCTCTTGGATCCTTTGCACCTTACCACTGGGCTGCAGGACGCCTATCGCAACGGGCTGGACAGAGTCTCGCCCACGGGCAAGGACACACTCAGCTACACACTTCATAGGGAGACAGACACGTGAAGCACAAGAAAAAGCTCGAGAAGCTAGCAGCCCTGCAGGCGTCCTATGACGCCATGATAATCCGGCTCGGGGCAAAGGTCCATCCGGGGCAGTATCACCGGCCGGGGTCGATTAAGGCACGCTAAAGAGGAGGCCTTCAATGCCCGCCGCACCAATCCGCCCGTTGGCATGCGCCCCGCCCGCCCTTGACGCGCCAGAGGGGCGATTCCCCAAGCATTGTTTCGTCCACATTGTCGAGCCGGCGCCCGAGCGCGCCAAGGAGGAGGCCCCCAATGCCCGCTGATCGCCTGTTCAAGGTGCTAGACGAACACGGCCGCTCGTGCCACGGCGGCTTCCTGCAGTGGAGCATGCCTAAGGATGACCAACCCGGCGAGTGGATGCCAAACATCGTAGGGCCGCTCGTGCCCTGCCAGCGCGGCTACCACCTGTGCCGTGACGCTGATCTGGTACAATGGTTAGGGCCGACGATCTACCTGGCCGAGGCGCGCCGCAAGCGCCGCTACTGCGGCGACAAGGTCGTAGTCCGCAAGGCGCGGCTGCTGCGCCGGGTCGACACCTGGACGGAGCAATCAGCTCGCCTGTTCGCCTGTGACTGCGCCGAGGAGGCACTGGCACAGGCCGGACCGTTACGCGCCGTATGCGAGCAGACCATTGCTATGGCACGGCGCTACGCCACTGGCGACGCATCGGCGGCGGAGTTATATGCGGCCTGGAGCGCGGCAGAGAGCGCGGCCAGGGGCGCGGCAGAGAGCGCGGCAGAGAGCGCGGCCTGGAGCGCGGCCTGGAGCGCGGCCTGGAGCGCTCAGAACGTCGTGCTGGAGGCGCTGTTGTGGAGTCTCAGGCCATGAACCTCCACGCGATACTCGGGCGCTTCTGCCAGCGCCACGGGAAGCGGCGTCTGCGAGACGTGTTGGACGGTGAACGAGGGCGAGCCCCGGCGATGCAGGCCCCGCGTGGCTGAGCGCACCGAGTCCGAGATCACGCGCGAGATTCTGCGTGCGTGCAACCTACTGCCAGGCGT